GCTCAAGGCCTAGCAGATAAATTAAAATTAGCTTTAGAATACTTACCAGCATTGGGAATTAAAAATATATTGCAAGGCGATTTCATGTTTGATAAAAGTATTTTAAAATCTACAAATATTGATGGCAAAAAACATTATTCATTCCGTCCTATACAATAACATATGCAGTAGATGCAGATTCTGAATTAGGAAAACAAGTTGCTTCTGCAAAATTAGGTATAGTATTTCATACAACATATCGATCATTAGATAGTGGCGCATCTTTTGGGGCCGATGTAAGTGGATTAAAACGTAATTCTAATGTTTGGTTTGATGATGCATTTTTTAAAGACACTACCGGTATAGTAACATTAACAGCATCTGAAGCAAAAGAAGTTGCCATGATGATTAAAAAGGCAGATTCAATAAAAATAAATTATGATAATCTTCCAAGTCCATTATTAAACATATACCTTAATCAAGAAATAAAAACCGGACAATTTGTTGATAATGCGGCTATATCATTCAAAGCATTCCAGAAATGGTATGAACTCCGAGTTGATAAAAAAATTGCAAAACTAAAATCCGATCGTGGAATAGAAAAGGCTACGTTAGCAAAACAAGAGCAGATGTCAATGTTTAATGAACGAAGGCAGGATATTTTAAATATATTCATTGTATCAAAATTGCTAGCAGATGCAAAATTAATATTTGTTAAAAAGTATAATAATGCTGTATATAATACAAAACATTTTGTAGACGATGGCAAAGGCGGATTACGAGTAACAGCCCCAGAAGGGTATGTAGCTGTTGATCGTATTGGCCAAGGAGTTAAATTTGTGGATCGTGTAGAATTTAGTAGAGCTAATTTTGCAATGGATAAAGGTTTTACAAAATAATAACTGTATATTTATATAAAATAATATGAAGGACATTATGAATGAATCTAAATTAAGAGAAACTATTCGAAAGGAAATTCGTACTTCTCTAAAAGAAGTTGATGTTACTACCGGTGTAGAGCGTGAAACTAGTAAAATAGAAAAAAATGCTGGCGTGAAAATGCTTAAGCGTGCTTTGGCTCAAGGAAGTCCGCGACAACAAGCTGCAGGACTAGTTAAAGTAATCAATGCAATATCAGGCGGAAATACCGCAGTTAATAACGCATTAATTATGATGTTAAAACAATCAGCACCAGAAGCCGCACCAGAACCTACTATGGAAAACTCCGGAGAAATGTCTGGCGCATTAGCTGGTAGACAAGCAAGGTTAGACAAGACTCAAGCTTTTGTGCAGTTAAAAAATGTATTAGCAACTAAACCGGCAATGCAGCAAGTTGAATATGTAATTCAATTGATAAATGGATTAGGGTTACGTGATTCTGCTAAAAAGCGTTTGGTAATTAAATTACGTCAAGGCCTAGAATAATATGTCTGATAAGTTACAAAATATAAAAGCTGTAAATGAATTACTGGCTGGGAATCATAAATCTCAGACTAGGAAATCAATTTACACAGGTTCTACAAAAACAGTTATTCCAGAAGATGAAGTACTCGAGCGGTTTAAAACTGGTAAGCCAAAAATTTGGATTGAAACTGATACAAAAGGATTTCGTACTCGCGTTACTCAACACGATGGATTCAAGTCACGTGAGCCTGAAAATTCTGTTTTAAAAACAGTTCAAGACGCTTTAGCAGTTCCAGATGAATGTCCTAAATGTGGAGCAAAAATGCGTAATCATGAAAAACGCTTAAATTTTAAATTCTGGTTTAAACGTAAATCGTGCTTTAGTTGTGTATTAAAAGAAGAAAGTCGTATTAAATCTCAAGGCACCGAATCTTGGCAAAGCTACCAAAATGAAATAATGGCTGCTAATGCCGAATCATGGTTTCAAGATACTGATAAAGAAGTAGAAATATTAAAAGAATCTATGAAAGAAACGGTCTGGGGAAATGCAGACGGTGAGCTAGGCGAAGTAGATATATCATCTCAAGTTGAACGAGTTGAGACTGATTATAATAAATTAAAAGAAACAATTAGAAATCAATTTGCGGAGAATACTAATGGCAAAGAATAGATCATTAAATAAAATTGGAAAAGAATTTGACAAGCTTGTGGCTGACATGAAAAAGGCTGCCGGCGAATATGCCAAGGCAGATGGGTCAAAAAAACAACAAATGATTTCTAAATTAAAGCAAATGACTAAAAAGAAAGCATTATTACAAAAAGAAATGGAATCGGCTGTAAGCGCGGCAGATAAAGATGTGGAATTGCAAGTCGATGAAATGACCAGCCTAATTAAATCTGAAGTTACTAAATTAATAAAAGAAGAATATGGGTATATTAAATAAAATATTCTCCGGTGGAGCAAAAGAGTTAGTTGATAGTGTAGGCGGTGTGTTAGATAACTTAACTACATCTAAAGAAGAAAAGTTGCATGCAAAACAAAAAATGCAACAGTTAATATCAGATTACGAAACTAAAATGGAAGAGAATATTACAGATCGCTGGAAGGCTGATATGAATTCCGATTCCTGGTTATCAAAAAATGTAAGACCTCTAGTATTAGTATTCTTAGTCGTTTCAACCGTGTTAATGATATTTATTGACGCGGGTACAATTGCATTCGATGTTGAAGCTAAGTGGACAGACCTATTACAATTAGTTCTTATTACTGTTATTGGTGCTTACTTCGGCGGCCGTACTGTAGAAAAAAGAAATAAGAAATAATTTGTGTATTTGCAAATAATTTATTATATTTAATGTAATGGCAATAAAGAAATCACTTAAAGAAATTATACGCGATGAATATAAACGGTGTTCACAAGACCCGGTACACTTTATGCGTAAATACTGTATTATACAACATCCTACTCAGGGTAAAATGTTATTTAATTTATATCCTTTTCAAGAAAAATCATTAACTCAATTAAAAGACAACCGGTACAACATAATTTTAAAATCACGACAGTTAGGTATATCAACATTAACTGCTGGATATGCATTATGGAAAATGATATTCCGGTCTGATTTTAACGTGTTAGTTATTGCTACAAAACAAGACGTTGCAAAAAATCTTGTAACTAAAGTGCGTGTAATGAATGAGAATCTACCCAATTGGTTAAAAGGTAAGACGTTGGAAGATAATAAATTATCATTACGTTATGCAAACGGTTCTCAAATAAAGGCAATTTCATCAAAAGGCGACGCTGGTAGATCTGAAGCGTTATCATTATTAATATTTGATGAAGCTGCATTCATTGATCGTATAGATGAAATATGGACATCTGCTCAACAAACATTAGCAACTGGTGGTGATTGTATAGCATTATCAACACCTAATGGAGTTGGTAACTGGTTTCATAAGATGTGGGTCGATGCCGAAGCTGGAGGTGAATTTAATACAATAAAATTACATTGGACTGTACATCCGGACCGTGATCAGGTATGGCGTGATAAACAGACAGGATTATTAGGCGAAAAGGGAGCAGCTCAAGAATGTGATTGCGATTTTATATCATCTGGTCATACAGTCGTCGATGGCGAAATTTTACAATATTACTCTGATACATTTGTTAAAGATCCAGTAGAAAAAAGAGGATTTGATTCTAATTTTTGGATATGGGAATATGCTGATTACAATAAAAACTATATGGTAGTCGCTGATGTCGCGCGCGGTGATTCAACAGATTATTCAGCTTTTCATGTATTTGATACGGAGGCATGTCACCAAGTCGCAGAATATAAAGGAAAGATAGGAACGACAGAATATGGTAACATGTTAATAGCCGTTGCAACAGAATATAATAATGCATTACTAGTTATTGAAAATGCAAATATTGGTTGGGCGTCAATACAAGTTGCTTTAGATAAAGGATATTCAAATTTATATTATTCATATAAACAAGACGGGTATGTAGATGAAGATGTTCAATTACGTAAAGGATATGATTTAAAAGGTAAATCAAAAACAGTTCCTGGATTTTCAATGACATCAAGAACTCGTCCATTAGTAATATCAAAATTAGAAACATATTTTAGAGATAAAACACCAGTAGTGCATTCAAAACGATTAATTGATGAATTGTTTACATTTGTTTGGTTAGGTCATCGAGCAGAAGCAGCTCGTGGATATAATGATGACTTGGTAATGTCATTCTCTACTGGATTATGGATGAGAGATACAGCATTAAGATTGCAGTAACAAGGAATGGATTTAAATAGAAAAGCTTTAGGACATTTTGGAAAATCTCAAGGTGTTTATTCCGCAACACAACAAACACCAAAAGAATGGCAATGGAAATCAGGTGACGATGAAAATGCCGATTTAAAGTGGTTACTCTAATATTTATTTATATAGGTAAAATATGACTGATACTTCATTACGAGCTCGATTAAGTAGATTATTTGCAACCAACGTTGTTGTACGTAGAATCTCAAAAAACAGATTAAAAGCTGTTGATACAAACAGGATACAATCCTCTGGAAATATGTCCAATAAACGATATGTGGATAGATTTTCCGGGGTCCATAAAGGCCAGCCAGGATATGGTACGTATAATCAAAACCAAACATTTCATACATCTAAAATAGAATTATTTACAGATTATGAAGGTATGGATATGGATCCTATATTATCTTCTGCATTGGACATTTACGCAGATGAATCCACCGTTAAAGATGCGGACGGCGATACATTAACAATAACATCGCCTAATGATGATATAAGAAAAATACTTCATAATTTATTTTATGATATTTTAAATATAGATTATAACTTATGGCCATGGATTCGTAACGCATGTAAATATGGCGATTTTTATTTACATTTAGACATTGAAGAAGAAGTAGGAATTGTAAATGTAATGCCATTATCTGCATATGAAGTGATGAGAGAAGAAGGATTTGATGAAGAGAATCCATATGCACATAAATTTACTCTGAACAATACTCATGGAGGAGGTTCTCATAATTTTGCTTCCTTTAAAGGCGAAGGTAATTTACAAGAATTTCAGCCATTCGAAATTGCTCATTTTCGTATGTTATCTGATACTAATTTTTTACCGTACGGTAAATCAATGATTGAGCCGGCTCGAAAAATATTTAAACAATTGACTCTCATGGAAGATGCGATGTTAATTCATCGTATAATGAGAGCACCAGAACGCCGAATCTTTAAAATTGATGTAGGAAATATTCCACCCGCGGAGGTTGATAATCATATTCAAGGAATTGTTAATAAAATGAAAAAGGTTCCTTATATTGATGAAAAGACAGGAGATTATAATCTTAAATTCAATATGCAGAATATGATTGAAGATTATTTTATGCCTGTACGTGGTGGAGAATCTGGAACATCTATAGAAGCGTTGCCAGGAATGTCATCTGAAGGTCAAATTGAAGATATCGATTATTTAAAAAATAAATTATTTGCAGCATTAAAAATACCTAAAGCATTCTTAGGATATGATGAAGGTGTGGAAGGAAAAGCTACATTAGCAGCTGAAGATGTGCGATTTGCGCGGACAATTGAACGTATACAAAAAATATTTACATCTGAATTAACTAAAATTGCAATTGTACATTTATATACGCAGGGTTATAAAGATGCAGAGTTAGTTAACTTTGAATTATCTTTAACTAATCCATCAATTGTATATGAAAAGCAAAAAGTAGAAATATTAGAAAGTAAAATTGGATTGGCTACAAATATGAAGGAATCTACATTATTTTCACAAAAATGGATTTATGAAAATGTATTTGGTCTTAGCCAAGCTGAATGGACTGCTGAACAAAATCAAGTTATTGAAGACCTTAAACAAGACTTCCGCAAAGAACAAATTAAATCAGAAGGTAATGATCCTGTAAAAACAAATCAGTCATTTGGTACACCTCATGATATTGCATCAATGCATGTTGCCACCGGCGATGGTTTATTACCTGGTCAAGAACAAGAGCATGTGGCAGGTCCTGGCAGGCCTAGCAAACACCAATCATGGGGCACTCATGATTCACCGCATGGCCGTGATCCATTAGCAATTAAAGCTTTAGGTAAATCATTATCAACAGATAAGTCACCGTTACAGCATAATTACCGCGGAGGCTCGCCATTAAGTACAGAAAATATTCAAATTAATTCATTAATTGATTCAATGAAATCATCTAATATTATAAAACAGACTTTATTAAATGAGACGCAAGATAAAGATTCTGGTACAATGTTAGACGAGAGTCAATTAATCAACGAATAAAATATATTGATTTCTAAAAACATAGCATATTTATTAAAAAGTATGATTATACAGGGCGACATTTCATGAAACGAATAAAACATGCAAAGGTTAAAAATACCGG